GCAGAGCTTTCAGGAACTGGTATGACTTATGAAGAAGCATTTCAAAGAGTTGCTGATAGGTTAAATCAAGATACATACATCATAGGTATGAGAGGGAAAACACCATTAACTGAATTTAATCCACAAGATTTATTATCTTTTAATAAATTATATGTAGAAAATGCAAGTGCAGCTATTGACGCTGAAGTAACAAGACTTAATGAGGAAAAAAGACAAGAGGAGATAAGTCGTGGTGAAACTCCAAGTGGTCTACCTATAGATAATATTTCTGAATATAATAAAGCAAAAGATGCTATTAAAGATAATGACTTTTCTCTTTTTCAAAGTTTAATTCCTAATGTAGCATCAGACTTAGCTTCTAGTATTATCGTTCAATACCCTGCATTAAAAAATAATCGTGTTGCAATAAAAATGTATAACTCTTCTTTGAACTTTTCTTCAGATGATGAAGGTATGTATGCATTAAAAAGAGCAGTAGAATCTGGATTGCTACAAGAAAATGATATAATTATAGTTGATGGTCTTTCTAAAAGAATAAATCAAGCAGTTTTAGATGAATTAAATAGGTTGCCATAACATGACCAACACAGATTTTTGGAATAAGTTTGACACAGTCTCTAAAACACCTACTCCTTCTCCTTTTCAAGAAGATGTTGTAGATAATTTTGATGCTACTAGTATTATAAATGAGCTTAATAGTTTAGAGGGTACTCAAACAGAAGATGAGATCATTAATAATCCTACTCTTATGAGAGGTATAAGAGAGATTATGAAATCTCGTTATAGTGAGGACACTAGAAATAAATTTAGCTTTGATGAAAAGTATGATAAAGATTTATCTGATGAAGAAACTTTTGAGGAGTGGCAGAACTGGATGAGATCTTTAGCAGGTGGACAGACAGTTACAACTGCTAATGATGCTGCATGGTTTGCAAGAGCAGATGCTGATCAAAGAGCTTTAATGGGTGCTTCTTTTAACATCATGGAAAGAATGCCAAGTCTATTTAGTGGTGAAGCAGATTTTTTAGATGGTGCAAGAGACTATATAAAAGCTGCCATATATGATCCTACTACAATTTTAGGTTTAGGTATAGGAAGACTTTGGGCTGCAGGTGCTGTAAAAGCAGGGGGTATGACTTTAAAAGTTGCTGCTAAAAAAGCTATGCAAGAAGCTCTTAAAAAAGGTTTGTCTAAAGAAGCAGCAAATAAAATAAAAAAAGATGTTATTGAAAAAGGTTTTAAAAACATTAGTGATAAGAAACTAAAAATTGGAAGTCCTGTCGTAGGTGCTACAGCGACTGATATTGTTTCATCTGTAGGCACAGATTATATTTATCAAGATATAAGAATAGGTAGTGGTGTTCAAGATGAATTTAGTTTACCACAATCTGTTGGAGTAGCATTAAGTGTTATTGCTTTACCCTCTTTATTTGTTACAGGTAAAGTTATAAAAGAGGGTGCAGGAAAAGTATTTAACTTTAAAAAATACACTGACATAAGTAAAAAGTTTGGTGGTAAATCTGAAAAAGAAATAACAGATGCTGTGATGCAAAGAGTTGATGTTGGATCTGTTAGCAATAGCTTAAAAAATGTTTTTAAAGACTTTGGTAGAAATACTGATGAATATACATCTTGGTTAGAAGTTAGAGAAGATGTTGCAGAAAAAGTTATTTTAAAAGATATTGCAGGTAGTCCAACTAAAATTGATGACTTGTTTGAATCTATTTTACTTTTTGGTTCAAAAGCAGAAAACTCTCAACAAAAAGGCTTAATAGTTAGTTTGGCTGAAGCAGGTTTTGTTTATGTTCCTAGAGGAGAAAAAGATAACATCTCTAATTTTATAGGAGATGCTATAAAATATCTTCCAGAATCTACGATAAAAGAATTTAAAGAAGACTTTTCAAAAACAGTTGGTAAAAAAGTTTTCAATAAAACTGATTTATCTAAAATAAAAAATGGTGAAGATTTATCAGATTGGTTTAAAAATAAATCTAGGTTTGCAGGTAAAACATTATTTAATAGAAGACTTGCATCTGATATATTAAAAAAAGATGCTAATGATATTACACCAGAAGATTTACTTAATCTATATAAATCAGGTAACACAAAAGAAAAATCATCTACTTTTGAAAACTCTGCTAACCGAGTTAAGTATATTCAATCTATTTGGAAAAGACTTGTTACATCTCATCCCGGAACTACAGGATTAAATATCAAGGGGTGGGCATTTACAACCTTTGCTAATGATATGTCTGATGTTGTTCAAGGATCTATTGAGCTAGGTTTGGGCAGAAAGCAAGAAGGTTTTGGTTCTATGTTAGGAGCAGTTAGGAGAGGTTATAATCTACTTGACATGAATGCTACTATAGAGCAAGGTTTTAATTTTTTAAAAGTAAGACCAGAGGTAGCAGATGAAATACTTTCAGAAATTTCTGGTGGTGTTGAGTCAAGAAATGTTCTCCAAAGATTAAACCTAGATCCAAAGTCTAAGGTTAATCAGTTGTCAGAAAAATCTGTTTCAACAATACAAAATATCATGGGTGTTAAACTTCAGGATGAAATGACTAAAATGATTTCATTTATGAGTGCTTTAGATCAAAACATCATGCGTTCTTATGGTAAGAGTTACAATAATTTTATGGCTTCAAAAGATTTTAATCCTTTTGTTGAAATGTACTCACCCAAGTTTGTAAAAGAAGTTTTAAATCCTGCCATAGAAAGAACTAAGAAAGAAACTTACTCTTATTCTTGGTTAGAGAAAGGATCTAAAGGTTTTAATCCAACACTAGAAATAGCTAAGACGATAGAAAGGTTTTCAAATTCTCCGGGTGGTGGTTTTCTTATACCATTTGGAAGATTTTTTAATTCAGCCACAGCGTTTCTAGGTGACTATACAATGTTTAATGCTACAAAACACGTTGTTGGAAAAGCATTTATGAGAGATATAAATCTAGCTGATGAAGAGGGTATCAAACTTTTCTCCAAGGGTGTTGTTGGATTGTCTGCCATATTAGCTTTTGGCAATGAGGAAGCTCAATACAAAGTTAAAAATGGTCTTACATATAATCAAAAACCTTTACCTGATGGCTCTGTGCAAGATGTAATTTATGATGCTCCTCAAAACTATCTTGCCATATTAAGACAAATGGTAGCTCATGCAGAATTAGATGGAGAGATACCACTAGATTTAAAGAAAGAATTTTTATCTTTAACTGTGGGTCAAACTTTTAGACAAACTGGGGAAGCTTTTAGTACACTAGAGTCTTTCGGTAGATCTTTAGCAGAGGCTGAAGATTTTGATGATGCGTTTAGAGCAAGTCTACAGTTATTAAGTGCAGGTGCTTCTAGAATTACTTCAGGTTTTACAAGATTTTTAGAACCTGTAAATGTCGTATCTTCTGTAGCTTCTGGAGATTTTTCAGTTCCTGATAGAAATCAAGGTAACAAATTACTAAATCAAACTTTAAGATATATAGATAAGATACCAACTATGTTTGGTTTCAAACCACTTGTTCAAGAAGAGGAGGCTCAAGTTGGCACAAGAGATAAAATTCCTGTTGACGCAGGTAAGATAACAGGTTTTAGATCTTCAGTTAATCCCACACCATCTGAAAGAATAGCTGCATCTGTTGGAATACAAAGTTTTAATGTTATAAAATTTCAAGGAACACCAGAATATAAAAATAGACTTGATGAAATTGTAAGAGATATATTTAATTATAAAGCATCAGAAGCTATAGAAGATGGTTTTTTAGATAGAGATTTAAAAACTAGAAAAGATGATTATCTTGATATAGTTAAAGATGTTAAAAAAATAGCCACAAAAATATTTAAAGGTAGTGGTAAAAAAGATGATAAGTTCTTACAGATAGAAAGAAAAATAAGAGGGGCAGAAAAGAGGGTTATCAAAGATGCCTTGGGTCAAAGGGGTATCAATTATGATGGTAACATAGATGATTTCTTAGATGACATGGAAAGACTAGGAGATGAAGGTTTACTTAAAATGAGATACTTATTGTATCTTGTAGAAAACAAAGATGAGTTTATCTACAACTAACCCTCTTCTAACATCTTATCTGCCCACTCGTATGCCTCTCTCACTAGATCTTTTTTATTAGTCCAACTAGGACTTCTAGCAATAATACCTGATAATGCTTGACCTGCCAGAAACCTTCTTGTCGTCAAGACTTTATCTTTATTATTTGTCTTTATCATACGTAGTTTATTAAAGTTTCTGGCTTCCATTTCCAACTTGCTCCACTTCATCTATGCTTCTCTTTCAATGCTTCAATCATTTTGTTGAGGTAGTACTGTGCTTTTTGCATATCTTCTACAGGTTTTCCTTTATAGTTGTATCTGTGTTGATACTTTATTACATTACCATGACAGTAATCTATGAAACCCTGTAGTCCTAACACCTGTCTCATGTAGTCAATACATTCTATTCCATCTCTTATTGTGTAATGAGGTGGTCTATTTACAGGATCAAACTTTTCTTTTGTTGAACCATACTCACCTGTAAATATTTCTCCACCTTTATCATCAAGAAGACCACCTATATGAGGGTTGCAATCTGTGCATTCAGGACATCTTAAATTATCATCAAGATAATTACTACACATTGCACAAACATCTTTAGCATGTATCACTGTCATTCTATGCTCCTATATCTACTATCTCACAACTATCCCCACTGCAAGCCATAGTCTGACTGCCAGAGGTAGTATCACTTTTTTCATAGTCTCTTAATTTAGACCAATCAATCCTACTTCTCATTCTAGAAAGCATAGCATCATATTCTTGTTCTGTACACTCTTGATAAGGTGCTTGCTGATAAACATGATCAGAGTGTGGCAAGAAAGATACACCTGACATCTTATCAAAATGCTTGAACACAAATGCTCCAACGTCAAGCCACTCTTCTTCTTTGACTGTAACAGTGATAGATGGTTTATGTTCACACCAATGTTCCTGATAGATCAACCAAACATTTAACTGATCTATAGCAGAGAGGTCATCTCTAAGTCTAGAACCTTTGGGTGACATCATTGGAAAACTAAACACAGTTGTTGTTTCAGGTTTCATCACACATGGTTCACTTGGCACACCCTGATCAATCATAAACTTTGTCAGTGGATCTTTATTATCTCCCCTAACTGTTCTAATATAATACCTGCTGTGTCTAGCATGAATACCACTTGCTGAATCGCATAGCTGTGATACTGTACCTGATGGTTTGACACAAGTGATGGCTGTGCTTTCCTCTATGCCAAATCTTTTAGCATACTTCTTGTTTGTATCTATAGCTATCTGCTTCATTCTTGTAAGTCTTTCTCTCATGTTCACAAGAAAACAATTTGTATGTATATTGTCCATGATACCTGTAAGACTTACACCAAGAAGTCTTTCTTCCTGTGTATTGTTTTTCCAAACTTTTCTTAGATAAGGGAAGTTAGTAAGAGTAGACTGTGCAGTTCCTAAGATAGTAGCTAGTCTAACTTTACGATCTAGATCATCATCTGTATCATGCTCCTTGACAACTACTTCAGTTAGATTACAGAACTGATGAGGTCTAAGTATAATCTCACTACAGGGATTAGTACCAAACTCATAGTCTGGATTTCTTCTGCCATTCTTAGCTGCTTGCTTCTGTGCAGATACCCTGTTGAAGATACCTCTCTCACCTGACTTTGATTCTACTAGTGAAGTCCACTCTCGTAAGAATGTTTCTGAGTCAGGTTTGTCTGTGTAAGCAACACTATTATTAGAGAGTGCCATGTGAGGAGCAGTTTCCCACCACTGTCCTGTCTTGGCATGACGCATACGTATATCAGAAAGGTTGCTGAGAGAGATCATTGCAGATCTACGTACACCACCTACTACAACAATCTCACCGATCTTACACATGATACTGTGGCACTCATAGCTATTTAGTTTTCTGCCTACAGCACTCTTGAACATATTGATTGTGAACTTAAACAAATCAACAAGAGGAGCAGGTCCTGATGCTCTACCACCAAATGTTTTTAATCTTGCACCTGCAGGTCTTATCATGCTGACATCATAGTCAGGAACTTCACCTGCATACAACAGTGCAATTAACATTCTGAATGCTTTTGCCCAACCCTCTTTGCTATCTCTAACAACAATGGTTGTCTGACTTGGAAATAACTTCTCTGGTATCTCTGGAAGTTTATCTATGTATTGTCTCTCAACAGAAAAGCCTACTCCTGTACCACACAACAAGATATACATAGCTTCATCAAAAGATTTAGGGTCATTGACAGGGAGATAGGAGCAGTTGTAACCTGCTGTATTATCTCTATCTAATGCAGGTCCTGCAGTCATCAAAGCTCTCATGGATGGCATAACATCAAGACTGTAGATAGCGTTCCAGATCTCGTCTGTGGTCTTCTTGTCAAGACCTGTCTTGTCTGCCATGTAATCTACATAACGTGTAACTGTTTCAGTCCACGTTTCTCTCCTTCCTTCTTCTTCAAGCCAACGTGCATAACGAGAGGTGGCAATAAAGTTTTGATAATCTGTAGGTAATGCATTATTCATCTGTTATCTCCTGACCCTTTAATTTTATTTCTATCTCTCCTGTCGTGAAGTTTCTTTATGTTTGCATCAGCTACTTCTTGTAAATTAGAGTCTAGATAATTGGCTATGGCTGTGACATAAAAGAGACAGTCACCTAGTTCTTTTATGATGTCAGACTTAGAAAAGCTTTTATCCCTGATAAGTTTCTTTATCTTACCTTGAACTTCTCCTGCCTCTTCTCCCAAACCCAATACGTTTTCCATCAGCCTGTTCTTTGGTTCAGTAACAATAAGTTTCTCAACCTGTTTACTAT